AGAGCGCTTCGTGCAGTCTGTCTCGGAAAGAAAAATTACGTGTTCTTCGGTAGCGATCACGGCGGCGAGCGTGGAGCACTGCTGTACGGGCTGATCGGCACCTGCCGACTGAACGGTATCGATCCGGAAGCGTATCTGCGCCATATTCTGAGCGTACTGCCGGAATGGCCCTCCAACCGTGTTGACGAACTCCTGCCATGGAACGTAGTACTCACCAATAAATAAGCGTCAATACGGTGCTCCGTTGACGCTTACAAAGCATTTGCCTTCCTCCAGATAAGGCTGGATCTGCTGGCCGATAGCGGTGAAGTTGCCGCGATGTAATTTGATGCCGTCTTGTGGGAGGTTCACGCTTCACCTCCGCAGAGGTCAAACGCTAGATGCAAAGAATTGCAGGTGCATTTCTGCATCTGTGAAAGGAGAAGATAGTTTGGATTGTATGTGCGCATAAACGTCCCCGTTTAGCGCAGAAGTCACCGGAGTTGTTCAGACTCCGATTACTTAATTATGGCAAGTTGATTATCGCAAATCAAAGGTTTTAATTGTGCTTTATTCTTTCAAGCGTTTCCTTCATACCAAAGCCTATAAAGTTTTTCTTCTTCGTTTGGGTTAATAGGCTCACCATGTTTTAATTTTTCAGTGTACAAAATTGTTGAACAAATCGCGGAAGTTAATCCAGTGATCGCCATCTGCCGCAGATCGGATTTTTGTGTCCCCCCAACAGACGATCTCCCATCCATGTAATAATTGTATCCATGCTTCAGCCCTTCTTAGTAAATAGTGTGTAGGGCGACTGAAGGACCGAGTTTATGCTTTTTCGCATTGCTTTCAGTTAGTAGACCGGTATCGCACCGGAAACAATCCTACGGCAAATTGGTTGTCTGACCTCTCGGTTTTTCGTGCATTAACCGATACCCACTACAGTCTCGGCGAAAGCTGCACACCCCCAAGGTGTACTGGTAGCACTCGGCACAGCCTAGCGCGCCACTTTCTTCTCACTATCCAGTCTAATTTTATCCCCTAGTCAGACACTCAGATGTAGTGCTCCGCAGCGGCATGCGGGGGAATACAAAAACTCGGACAAAATTGGGCCCTCCTTTTTGAATCACTCGCGGGGATGTAGTTATTAATACATGGGAAAAGATCTGTTTTCAAATCCAACATTATATGGTTTCAATACCACGGGGTGGCTATGTGTTTCTCATTATTATTTACAATCTACTGTAATCGCTCCGAACGCAAATGCGTCAATACTCGAATCAACTGATCATCCTGCCACGACTGAAATCTCAAATAGGCCGTTTCTCAAGTAAGAGATTTTGAATGCATTATTGGCTACTGAAATAAAAAACCCAGCGCAAACTGGGTTCATATGAAATTTTTTTGTCATTTCCAATTGCAAGACTGTGAAATTTTTTCCACAACCTTATCAATCTCAGACAAGTCAAACTCAACTACTTGCATAGTTGATCCATAAGGTTCAAACCCAAAAATAGCTTTTTTATGCTTAGCCAAGGTCTTTATAAATTGTATTGGTTGTGGAGCAAATGCAGAATCACCGCCTTCCCCCCCTCCCCAAACACTCTTGACCGGCTTTCCGCCATCTAACCGCACTGTAATTCTTGGGTTGTCCGAACCCATATAATCATTGAATGATAAATAGGCATCTGTTTTGTTATCACTACAACGCAACACCAGTGAAGTTGCACGATCAGTACCTGCTTTGTTATATGAATCTGGTGATAAATTAAGGGCCACAAAGTCAGTCTGGTCAGTCATTTTATTTATCTCAGACTTTGTTATCCACGGCCCTAACTTCTCTACACCAGCATTTGCTGTAAACGAGGCACTTATAACAAAGGCTAAAATAAATTTTCTCATAACCCTATCTCCTTGGATTCAAAGAACTAAATATTATCAAGTCTCTTGCCACTAGAAAACCCACTTTATTTCCAAACTCTGATGGCATTCCTGAAAATCCGCTTCATACTCACTTGCCCCGCCCTATCATCCTGAGTAGCTAACCGTTAAACAAACGTTCGCCAGACCTTACCATCAATGACCAGGATTCCTGCCCGCGCCATTTTTGCCGCAGCCTGATTTATGCTGGTTAATGTCACACCTGTTGTCGCAGCAACGTCCGGCGCACAGAAGCTCTTGTGCGTCCCCAGGTAATGAATAATTGCCTCTTTGCCCATCATACACTTGCTCCTTTCAGTCCGAACTTAGCTTTAATTTCTGCGATCTTCGCCAGAGCCTGTGCACGATTTAGAGGTCTACCGCCCATGACAGGAAGTTGTTTTACTGGTTCAGGGATCGCCTCACCACGGTTAATTCTCGCAGTCATATGGACAAGCTCATCTGCGGCCTTACGGCGTAATTCCGCATCAGTAAGCGCATTGGCCCGCATGTTCTGATACAGGTTGGTAACCAGCCAGTAGTGCGCGTTTGATTTCCACGGATAAGACTCCGCATCCGGATACAGGCCTCGCTTCCGGCAATACTCGTAAACCATATCAACCAGCTCGCTGACGTTTGGCAGTCCGGCGATAACGGATGCTTCTTCCCGGCACCATGCAACAAACTGCCCGGGTGATGGCAGGAATGGTCGGTTCTGCCGACGGGCTACGCGCATTCCTGCGTTAACCTGTTCCATTGTGGTGATCCCGTTTTCCCGGAAAGCCAGAACCCACTGGCGGCGGATTTCGTTCAGTTCGTTCTGGTCACGGTTAGCCAGACTCGCCGGGAAAGTTGCCAGTAACTGGCTGAACACACCGTTGATGATCTGCGCTACCTGCTGTACCTGTGGCTTTTCGTCGTACTGTTCCGGCATGTTGTTGGCGATCCGACGCATCTGCTCACGGTCAAAGTTAACCATCTGTGCGGCGATGTTTTTCATAGATCCACCCCGTAAATCCAGTCAGTGTTTGTCAGGTCGAGTTTTGGTTTTCCGGCTGTCACGCCAGCCTGTTGCTTGTTACGGTTGATTTCGAGCTGGGTCCACTTGTCGCGGAGTTTGGCCGGACTCAGCACGTTACCGGACCAGAAGTTGTCCTGGCAGGCCCAGCGGAAAAGCACACACATATCGCGGTGGTTACGTCCGTCACGTTCACGCATCAGGCGGATATCGTTAGCCCACCCAGCAAAATTCGGTTTTCTGGCTGATGGCGCGATGGTCTTCACCATGTCAAACATCCACTCTGCGGCGGTCAGGTCTTCTGCTGTTCCCCACTTACTGCCGCTCTGAATTGCAGCATCCGGTTTAACCACAGAAAGATCGTTTTCTGGCTGGTCAGAGGATTCGCCAGAATTCTCGGACGAATAATCTTTTCTTTTTTCTTTTGTAATAGTGTCTTTTGTGTCCCCCTGTTTTGAGGGATAGCAATCCCCCAATTTGAGGGATGTTTTATCCCTCGTTTTAGGGGATTTTCCCTCGTTTTGAGGGATACACCATTCTGAGATGTTTTTATTTGGTCCAAACATGCCGCCTTGCTGCTTGATAATATTCATTCTGACGAGTTCTAACTTGGCTTCATTGCACCGTTTGACAGGTAACTTTGTAATCTCGCTAAGTTGAGAATCGGTGATTCTGTCCATTGGTTTATTCCACCCATAGGTTTTACGCAGAATGGCAAGCAGCACTTTAAACTGTCGCTTGGTCAGATCTGCGCCTGAATAAGCCTCAAGCAGCATATTTGATAGTCTGGCGTAACCATCATCGAGATCTGCCACATTACGCTCCTGTCCGGCAAAGTTACCTCTGCCGAAGTTGAGTATTTTTGCTGTATTTGTCATAATGACTCCTGTGGATTGATCCAGTCTTTCTACATCAGGCCTCAAAACTGTTGCAGCAGTCTTGAGGCTTTTCTTTTGTCAGCACCATGGCTACTTTCTTTGCTAGCTTTGCTAATTCCTCGTCTTCAACACCCCACTCCAGCACAGCCAGAAGCATGGCCATCTTTGGGATAAAGCTGTCTTTCCATCGCGAAATTTGCGATTCATTAATCCCTAATGCATCAGCAACCTTTCGCTGACCACGTACAGCAATTCGATTCAGGATGTTGCTTGTGATTGCATTCGCTTTCTTGCGAGTACTTGTAAGTTGCATATGTAAGTATTTCCTTAACAAATAAGAAGTTATACGCCCCAACTGATGCGCGTTGTATTCCCGCATTTCGGCGGGAATAAGGACCATGACTGTTAAAGAGCAATTTGCTTATGCCGCTTTGCGATAAGCACTTTCTTGATACTTCAGGGCGCCAGCTGTAACGACTTCCAGTCGATAGGCGTCTTTCTCTGGGATGACTTCCTTCCACTGAGAGACTGCTGCATCGCTAATGCCTAACGCTTTAGCTACCGCACGCTGGGTTCCGAAGTGGTCGATAACATCTTTCTTGTACATAGACTCGCCCCGAAATTAAAGAACACTTAAATTATCTATCAAAGGAATCTTAAGTCAAGTTTATTTAAGATGTCTTAACTATGAATACACAACTGATGGGTGAGCGTATTCGCGCTCGCAGAAAAGAACTTAAGATTAGGCAGGCTGCCCTCGGCAAGATGGTTGGCGTGTCTAATGTTGCTATTTCCCAATGGGAGCGTTCTGAAACTGAGCCCAATGGCGAAAACCTATTGGCTTTAGCCAAGGCTTTACAGTGCTCCCCTGATTACTTGTTGAAAGGAGAAGATAGTCTTTCAAACATTGCCTATCACAGCAGGCATGATCCAAGAGGTTCGTATCCTCTAATTAGTTGGGTAAGCGCAGGATGTTGGATGGAAGCTGTAGAGCCATATCATAAGCGTGCAATAGATAACTGGTACGATACAACCGTAGATTGTTCAGAAGATTCGTTTTGGCTGGACGTAAAGGGTGATTCGATGACGGCTCCAGCCGGTCTTAGCATCCCGGAAGGGATGATAATACTAGTCGATCCTGAAGTAGAACCTCGTAATGGGAAGCTGGTAGTGGCAAAGCTCGAAGGAGAAAACGAGGCAACTTTCAAGAAGTTAGTTATTGATGCTGGCAGAAGGTTTCTAAAACCACTTAACCCACAATATCCGATGATTGAGATCAACGGGAACTGCAAAATCATCGGTGTAGTTGTCGATGCAAAAATAGCAAACCTTCCATAAGGGGCATTCGCCCCTTTTTTTCTTTCCTTTAAAAATCAAAGCAAAACTTAAGCTTCGCAACAAAATTTAAGTTTTCTTCAAAAACACTCTTGACCAATAGTTAAAGAAATCTTAAATTTAAGTCATCGGCAGGACGCTGGTAGCCAAACGGAACAGATTGGCAGGCTCTTTAACATTGATGGGATTGTCCCGCCGAAATGCGGGAACCAAAGAGTAGTTGGCTTTGGGGTGACGTGAAGTGCAGCTGCACGACGGCAACCGGAAGATAAGCACCCGGCGCGTCACCGCCAAAGTTAATCATCGGAGGTCAACATGGCAGTAGTCATTACATATCTGGCTGACAATAACGCCAGAAATCGCCGCAGAGCACGCAGACAGGCTCAACGTGAGCAGGCAATGCAAGAACAGCGACTGGCGCGAAAAATTGCGCTAAAGCTCTCTGGTTGCGTCAGAGCAGACAAAGCAGCATCACTCGGAAGCCTTCGCTGCAAGAAGGCAGATGAATGCAGTGGAAGTATTTGCCTGCCAAACGTAGCCATTTACGCGGCAGGCTACCGGAAATCAAAACAACTGACGGCGAGATGATAAATTAATTTGCTAATTACTTGTTTTTGCCATGCTTATCCTGAGCGATAAGTTCATCCATAAGACTGTCTTTCTTCCCAGCAAACCTAATGTAGCACTCATTTCTATAGCGTTCCGGGATAACAAAACGGTCGATTTCAGGATATCCAGTAGCAGAAGGTACCCGAATAAGAAGCCCTTTTTCGAGCAATGAGATTGCTTCAGGGCTTCCCTTTTCTGTCTTTAGCTGGTTATTAGCGGCTACAGCGAATGCCAAATACGCTCTTTCTCCAAGAGTTAACGAATCAAACAAATCTTGCACGTATTTCTCTTCTTTAGATTTGCGCTTCTGAGCAGCGAATATCTCAATTCTTTCAGTCACAGCGTGATAAGCGGAATTAACAACGCCGTTAAGCACATAGCTAACGCAAAACAACAGGATGTAATACATCCAGTAATGAGGAAGGATTTCTGGATTATGCAGGTTTATCCATTCTTTTACGCTTACAGGCATAACAATAATCAATATGATCAGGATGATTAGCATATGAATCAACTGTTTAAGTGTCATTCCTTGCAGGAAAAAATGCATTAGTTCCTGCCACCATGAGTTGTTCATCGGCGTTTCTCTTTTGCTCTCTGTAGGGGTGAATAGAGTTTATCCGATTTCTCGCTGTAGGGGTACACGAGAACCACCGAGCCTGATGTGGTTAAAAGACAGGCATACTAATAAACACTGCACTGTGTATTCATTCCAACGAGTGAATACACTGAGCAATGTCGCTCGTAACTAAACAGGAGCCGACTTGTTCTGATTATTGGAAATCTTCTTTGCCCTCCAATGTGAGGGCGATTTTTTATCTGTGAGGATATGAATAGATGTCAAACATCAAAAAATATATCATTGATTACGACTGGAAAGCATCAATAGAAATTGAAATCGACCATGACGTAATGACAGAGGAAAAACTTCACCAGATTAATAATTTCTGGTCAGACTCTGAATACCGACTCAATAAACACGGCTCTGTATTAAATGCTGTATTAATCATGCTGGCGCAACATGCTCTGCTTATAGCAATTTCAAGCGACTTAAATGCATATGGTGTTGTGTGTGAGTTCGACTGGAATGATGGAAATGGTCAGGAAGGATGGCCTCCAATGGATGGTAGCGAAGGAATAAGAATTACCGATATCGATACATCAGGAATATTTGATTCAGATGATATGACTATCAAAGCCGCCTGAGCGCGGCGTTACCGCATACCAATAACGCTTCACTCGAGGCGTTTTTCGTTATGTATAAATAAGGAGCACACCATGCAATATGCCATTGCAGGGTGGCCTGTTGCTGGCTGCCCTTCCGAATCTTTACTTGAACGAATCACCCGTAAATTACGTGACGGATGGAAACGCCTTATCGACATACTTAATCAGCCAGGAGTCCCAAAAAATGGATCAAACACTTATGGCTATCCAGACTAAATTCACTATCGCCACTTTTATTGGCGATGAAAAGATGTTTCGTGAGGCCGTCGACGCTTATAAAAAATGGATATTAATACTGAAACTGAGATCAAGCAAAAGCATTCACTAACCCCCTTTCCTGTTTTCCTAATCAGCCCGGCATTTCGCGGGCGATATTTTCACAGCTATTTCAGGAGTTCAGCCATGAACGCTTATTACATTCAGGATCGTCTTGAGGCTCAGAGCTGGACGCGTCACTACCAGCAGATCGCCCGTGAAGAGAAAGAGGCAGAACTGGCAGACGACATGGAAAAAGGTCTGCCCCAGCACCTGTTTGAATCACTCTGCATCGATCATTTACAACGCCACGGGGCCAGCAAAAAAGCCATTACCCGTGCGTTTGATGACGATGTTGAGTTTCAGGAGCGCATGGCAGAACACATCCGGTACATGGTTGAAACCATTGCTCACCACCAGGTTGATATTGATTCAGAGGTATAAAACGGATGAGTACAGCACTCGCAACGCTGGCTGGGAAGCTGGCTGAACGCGTCGGCATGGATTCTGTCGACCCACAGGAACTGATCACCACTCTTCGCCAGACGGCATTTAAAGGTGATGCCAGCGATGCGCAGTTCATCGCATTGCTGATCGTCGCCAACCAGTACGGCCTTAATCCGTGGACGAAAGAAATTTACGCCTTCCCTGACAAGCAGAACGGCATCGTTCCGGTGGTGGGCGTTGATGGCTGGTCCCGTATCATCAATGAAAACCAGCAGTTTGATGGCATGGACTTTGAGCAGGACAATGAATCCTGCACATGCCGGATTTACCGCAAGGACCGCAATCATCCGATCTGCGTTACCGAGTGGATGGATGAATGCCGCCGCGAACCATTCAAAACCCGCGAAGGCAGAGAAATCACCGGACCGTGGCAGTCGCATCCCAAACGGATGTTACGGCATAAAGCCATGATTCAGTGTGCCCGTCTCGCCTTCGGATTTGCGGGTATCTATGACAAGGATGAAGCCGAGCGCATTGTCGAAAATACCGCATACACTGCAGAACGTCAGCCGGAACGCGACATCACTCCGGTTAACGATGAAACCATGCAGGAGATTAACACTCTGCTGATTGCCCTGGATAAAACATGGGATGACGACTTATTGCCGCTCTGTTCCCAGATATTTCGCCGCGACATTCGCGCATCGTCAGAACTGACACAGGCCGAAGCAGTGAAAGCTCTTGGATTCCTGAAACAGAAAGCCACTGAGCAGAAGGTGGCTGCATGACACCGGACATTATCCTGCAGCGTACCGGAATCGACGTGAGAGCTGTCGAACAGGGGGATGATGCGTGGCACAAATTACGGCTCGGCGTCATCACCGCTTCAGAAGTTCACAATGTGATAGCAAAACCCCGCTCCGGAAAAAAGTGGCCTGACATGAAAATGTCCTACTTCCACACCCTGCTGGCTGAGGTTTGCACCGGTGTGGCTCCGGAAGTTAATGCTAAGGCGCTGGCATGGGGAAAACAGTACGAGAACGACGCCAGAACTCTGTTTGAATTCACTTCCGGCGTGAATGTTACTGAATCCCCGATCATCTATCGCGACGAAAGTATGCGTACCGCCTGCTCTCCCGATGGTTTATGCAGTGACGGCAATGGCCTTGAGCTGAAATGCCCGTTTACCTCCCGGGATTTCATGAAGTTCCGGCTCGGTGGTTTCGAGGCCATAAAGTCGGCTTACATGGCCCAGGTGCAGTACAGCATGTGGGTGACGCGAAAAGATGCCTGGTACTTTGCCAACTATGACCCGCGTATGAAGCGTGAAGGCCTGCATTATGTCGTGGTTGAGCGGGATGAAAAGTACATGGCGAGTTTTGACGAGATGGTGCCGGAGTTCATCGAAAAAATGGACGAGGCACTGGCTGAAATTGGTTTTGTATTTGGGGAGCAATGGCGATGAAGCATCCTCACGATAATATCCGGGTAGGTGCGATCACTTTCGTCTACTCCGTTACAAAGCGAGGCTGGGTATTTCCCGGCCTTTCTGTTATCAGAAATCCCCTGAAAGCACAGCGGCTGGCTGAGGAGATAAATAATAAACGGGGAGCTGTATGCACAAAGCATCTCCCGTTGAGTTAAGAACGAGTATCGAGATGGCACATAGCCTCGCTCAAATTGGAGTCAGGTTTGTGCCAATACCAGTAGAAACAGACGAAGAATTTCATACGTTAGCCGCATCCCTTTCACAAAAGCTGGAAATGATGGTGGCGAAAGCAGAAGCAGATGAGAGAGACCAGGTATGACAACCACTGAATGCATTTTTCTGGCAGCGGGCTTCATATTCTGTGTGCTTATGCTTGCCGACATGGGGCTTGTTCAATGACACCTCAGCAAGAAAACGCCCTTCGCAGCATTGCCCGTCAGGCTAATTCTGAAATCAAAAAAGCCAGACAGCAGTTTCCGGATAAAAACGTCGATGACATTTGCCGTAGCGTACTAAAGAAGCACCGCGAAACGGTAACGCTGATGGGATTCACACCGACTCATTTAAGCCTGGCGATCGGCATGTTGAACGGCGTCTTTAAGGAACGGTGAACATGAAAAGCAAAATCATCAGGGAGCTACAGGCTCCTTTTTTATTATTCGCATTCACCCTCAAGCGTATTAACCAACAATTCAGGGATTAATGAAAGATGGCAGACATAATTGATTCAGCATCAGAAATTGAAGAATTACAGCGCAACACAGCAATAAAAATGCGCCGCCTGAACCCCCAGGCTATATCTGCCACTCATTGTTGTGAGTGTGGCGATCCGATAGATGAACGAAGACGACTGGCCGTTCAGGGTTGTCGGACTTGTGCCAGTTGCCAGCAAGATCTGGAGCTTATCAGTAAACAGAGAGGTTCGAAGTGAGCGAAATTAACTAGAAGCCAAAGATAAAATCATCGCTGAGCAGGAGAAAATCGCTAACGGAGAAAAGACAGTAAGTCAGTATATGAAAACCGCATGATATCATCAGATAAAAATCGGTCGTAAAGCGAAATATTAATACCAGAACAAACGAGTCGAGGTAAATTATATTACCTCGATAAATTAACTAAAACTTGCCCGCTATATACTATATCATTCAGTATCATCACGCGCGGTCTGTGCATATGTCACTACCGCACCTAATATATTAATTTTCTTTTCAACATAGATAATATTATCGTACTCATAATTGCCATACGGATAGCAAATGCGAATATTCTCATGTAGATCGGGGTCATCCACCTCAGCTCCAGAACAACTTTTTGAACTACCGGAAGTATACCGATACGGTGCAACATAAGACGATGTCTCTCCAGGCAAAAAATAAGTTAGTGTCGTAAGGGGTATAATCAGAAAAAATCCAGCAAATATGCACATCCCTGCATAAACCTTAAGGTATGCTGACAGACTCTTCCAGCCGCTTTGTTTTACTATCCCCTTCTTAACCCAAAACAGAGATAACAGAAAAGCTATTCCCATGCTAAACAGAATGTAATAGTGGGATATACTCTGATTAAGAAACGTGACCCTGTAGATATCTGCCCGCCACCAGAAGAAAAGGAAAATAAAGATCAGCCCTGAAACTGTCATGCAAATCAAATAAGGATACGAATCTTTTTTCATGTTTAGCGCCCATAAAATTTTTCCTGACCCGGACAAATTTACCATCCATTTTTTGCGCAGAAAATAGCTCATTACTTACTGCACAATAATACACAAAATTGCGTAAATTTTTTGCATGGATTTTAGCTCTTTCAGCCGACATTTAAGGGGTAAATAGCATTTCCTAAAAGCAACTGCACCAACCCAACAGAATGGGCTACCGCTTACGTTGAGAGCAAAAAAGTGTATAGCAGCAATGAACAGCATCCTCGCACTGACGAGGATTTCTTTTATCTGAACTCGCTACGGCGGGTTTTGTTTTATGGAGATGATAAATGCACTTCCGAGTCACAGGTGAATGGAATGGAGAACCATTCAACAGAGTTATCGAAGCCGAGAACATCAGCGACTGCTATGACCACTGGATGCTGTGGGCGCAGATAGCACATGCAGACGTAACCAATATTCGAATTGAAGAACTGAAAGAACACCAAGCCGCCTGATGGCGGTTTTTTCTTGCGTGTAATTGCGGAGACTTTGCGATGTACTTGACACTTCAGGAGTGGAACGCTCGCCAGCGACGCCCAAGAAGCCTTGAAACAGTTCGTCGATGGGTGCGCGAATGCAGGATATTCCCTCCTCCGGTTAAGGATGGAAGAGAATATCTGTTCCACGAATCAGCGGTAAAGGTTGACTTAAATCGACCAGTAACAGGTAGCCTTTTGAAGAGGATCAGAAATGGGAAGAAGGCGAAGTCATGAGCGCCGGGATTTACCCCCTAACCTTTATATAAGAAACAATGGATATTACTGCTACAGGGACCCAAGGACGGGTAAAGAGTTTGGATTAGGCCGAGACAGGCGAATCGCAATCACTGAAGCTATACAGGCCAACATTGAGTTATTTTCAGGACACAAACACAAGCCTCTGACAGCGAGAATCAACAGTGATAATTCCGTTACGTTACATTCATGGCTTGATCGCTACGAAAAAATCCTGGCCAGCAGAGGAATCAAGCAGAAGACACTCATAAATTACATGAGCAAAATTAAAGCAATAAGGAGGGGTCTGCCTGATGCTCCACTTGAAGACATCACCACAAAAGAAATTGCGGCAATGCTCAATGGATACATAGACGAGGGCAAGGCGGCGTCAGCCAAGTTAATCAGATCAACACTGAGCGATGCATTCCGAGAGGCAATAGCTGAAGGCCATATAACAACAAACCCTGTCGCTGCCACTCGCGCAGCAAAATCAGAGGTAAGGAGATCAAGACTTACGGCTGACGAATACCTGAAAATTTATCAAGCAGCAGAATCATCACCATGTTGGCTCAGACTTGCAATGGAACTGGCTGTTGTTACCGGGCAACGAGTTGGTGATTTATGCGAAATGAAGTGGTCTGATATCGTAGATGGATATCTTTATGTCGAGCAAAGCAAAACAGGCGTAAAAATTGCCATCCCAACAGCATTGCATGTTGATGCTCTCGGAATATCAATGAAGGAAACACTTGATAAATGCAAAGAGATTCTTGGCGGAGAAACCATAATTGCATCTACTCGTCGCGAACCGCTTTCATCCGGCACAGTATCAAGGTATTTTATGCGCGCACGAAAAGCATCAGGTCTTTCCTTCGAAGGGGATCCGCCTACCTTTCACGAGTTGCGCAGTTTGTCTGCAAGACTCTATGAGAAGCAGATAAGCGATAAGTTTGCTCAACATCTTCTCGGGCATAAGTCGGACACCATGGCATCACAGTATCGTGATGACAGAGGCAGGGAGTGGGACAAAATTGAAATCAAATAATGATTTTATTTTGACTGATAGTGACCTGTTCGTTGCAACAAATTGATAAGCAATGCTTTTTTATAATGCCAACTTAGTATAAAAAAGCAGGCTTCAACGGATTCATTTTTCTATTTCATAGCCCGGAGCAACCTGTGAACACATTTTCAGTTTCCCGTCTGGCGCTGGCATTGGCTTTTGGCGTGACGCTGACCGCCTGTAGCTCAACCCCGCCCGATCAACGTCCTTCTGATCAAACCGCGCCTGGTACCTCTTCTCGCCCGATTCTGTCGGCAAAAGAAGCGCAGAATTTCGATGCTCAACACTATTTTGCATCCCTGACACCAGGTGCTGCAGCGTGGAATCCTTCCCCGATTACCCTGCCTGCGCAACCTGACTTTGTTGTCGGCCCGGCGGGCACTCAAGGTGTAACGCATACCACGATTCAGGCGGCGGTAGATGCGGCAATTATCAAGCGTACCAACAAGCGCCAGTATATTGCCGTGATGCCTGGTGAGTATCAGGGAACGGTATATGTCCCTGCCGCTCCGGGTGGAATTACTCTGTACGGTACAGGTGAAAAACCGATTGATGTGAAGATTGGGCTTTCCCTTGATGGTGGCATGAGCCCTGCCGACTGGCGTCACGACGTCAACCCGCGCGGCAAATATATGCCAGGTAAACCAGCGTGGTATATGTACGATAGCTGCCAGAGCAAACGCAGCGACAGTATCGGTGTTCTCTGCTCTGCGGTCTTCTGGTCACAAAACAATGGCCTGCAACTGCAAAATCTGACCATCGAAAACACGCTGGGCGATAGCGTAGATGCAGGTAACCATCCGGCGGTGGCACTGCGTACTGATGGTGACCAGGTACAGATTAACAACGTTAACATTCTCGGTCGTCAGAACACCTTCTTTGTCACCAACAGCGGTGTGCAGAACCGTCTGGAAACCAACCGTCAGCCGCGTACGCTGGTGACCAACAGCTACATTGAAGGGGATGTGGATATCGTTTCTGGTCGCGGCGCAGTGGTGTTCGATAACACCGAATTCCGCGTGGTGAACTCACGTACTCAGCAAGAAGCGTATGTGTTTGCACCGGCTACGCTGTCCAACATTTACTACGGTTTCCTCGCCGTAAACAGCCGTTTCAATGCTTTCGGTGATGGTGTGGCGCAACTGGGCCGCTCGCTGGATGTTGATGCCAATACCAACGGTCAGGTGGTGATCCGTGATAGCGCCATCAACGAAGGTTTTAACACGGCTAAACCGTGGGCCGATGCGGTGATCTCTAATCGTCCGTTTGCGGGTAATACCGGCAGCGTAGATGATAACGACGAAATACAGCGCAATCTGAATGACACTAACTACAACCGCATGTGGGAATACAATAACCGCGGCGTGGGTAGTAAAGTGGTTGCAGAGGCGAAGAAGTAA